CGCCGCCTTGATGCTCGCGCACGAGGCGCTGTACGAACTCCGCGCCCGCGGCAAGAAGGTCCGTAAGCGGACCGGGCGTGGCTACTTCATCTGACCCTGTGCAAGTGTGACAGAAAGGTGGTGAGGCATGGCCGACACCAGCCCAGCAGCCCTGGCGAAGGAACTCCTCGCCATCCTCGACCGTGACGAGCGCCGCATCGAGCGGATCGACGACTACATCCACGGCGACCACGACGACCCGTACATGCCGCCCCAGGCGGACGACGAGTACCGGCTGCTCGCCAAGCGTGCGGTGTCCAACTGGATGCCGCTCCTGATCGGGACTCCGGCCCAGGCCCTGTACGTGGACGGCTACCGCGCCGGCACTTCGGGCTCGGGCCTGCCGAACGCCTCGTCCTCGTCGAGCGTCCAGTGGTCACACTGGCAGCGCTCGCGCATGGACGCCCGCCAGGCCGCGGTCTACCGCGGGGCCCTTGGCTACGGTCACTCCTTCGTCCTGACGGAGAAGACCAAGAAGGGCGTCATGTCCAAGGGCCTGTCGGCCAAGCGGACAGCGGCCCTCTTCGAGGACCCTGCGAACGACGAGACTCCGTACGCCGCGATCACCGTGGTGTCCAAGCCTCGCGGCGAAGTGCCGGGTACGGCCCGGCTGTTCGACGGCAAGCGTGAGTACCCGGTCGTCTTCAAGTCGTACACCGATCCCGAGTCCGTCAGGGTGGGCGGCGGCAAGCTGCACGGCGCAAGCGAGTGCCCGGTCACCCGGTTCGCCGCGTCGGTCGACCTCGACGGCCGCACGATCGGTGTGGTCGAGCCGATGATCGCGCTCCAGAACCGCATCAACCAGACGATCTTCGATCTCCTGGTCGCCCAGACGTACACCTCTCACGAGGTGCGGTACGTGACCGGCATGGCTCCGCCTCTCCAGATGGAGATGCTGGACGAGCAAGGCCAGGTCACCACCGATCCGGGCCTCGCGGTCGACAGCCGGCCCAAGCTCGACGCGGCCGGCAACCCCATCCCGGCTGCGATCAACCACAACGCGCGGCGCTTCCTCTTCGCCGAGGACCCGGACGTCAAGTTCGGTTCGCTGCCCGCGGGTCCGATCGGCTCGCTCATCGACTCTGTCGACATGAGCATCCGCCACCTCGCGGCCGTCTCGCAGACTCCGCCGCACCACCTGCTCGGCCAGATCGCGAACCTGTCTGCCGAGGCCCTGCTCGCCGCCGAGACTGCACTGTCCCGGAAGATCGCCGAGTTCCGCTCTCTCTTCGGAGAGGCGTGGGAGCGGGTCTTCCGCCTGGCGGCCGAGCTCGAAGGTGAGACCGGCGCGGCTGACGACTTCACTGGCGAGGTCCAGTGGCGTGACATGGAGTCGCGCTCCCTGGCTCAGGCCGCGGACGCTCTCGGCAAGCTGGCCGACCAGCTCGGGATCCCGAAGCGTGGCCTGTGGAAGCGGGTGCCCGGCGTGACCCAGACCGAATACGAGGACTGGGAGCAGATGGCCGAGGAGGACGACTCCGTCGGCCAGCTCGCGACTGCCCTGACTCGGGCCACCCCCGATACGGCGCCGGCCAGTTCGGTGCCGGCCTCACCTGATGGTGGGGTGATCGCCGCGTGACCAGTCCAGCCCGACAGGCTGAGGCTGACCGCGCTGCGATTGCGTTCCAGACGGCGCTCACCCAGATCGGGGCGGGCACCGTCGCTGACGCGCTGAAGATGTGGGAGGACGTCCCGGCCACGAGCCGGGCGTCCACCTCCGCCTCCTGGTTGAGGCGGGCCATCACGCTGGTGATGGGCAGACGGCGCGAGTCGCGGGACCTTGCCCGCGCTTACTACCGCCTCGTCCGCGCGCTGCGGACGGGGACCACGGTGGCTGATCCCTACCACCCCGAGCCCAGGTACGTGACTGTCACGACCCTGCGCAAGGAGTTCAACGAGCTGGTCAAAGGCACTGAGCGCCCCCAGGAGGGGCGCGCAAGTGGCGCCCCCACCAACTCCTCGGACTCCTCCTCGTCGGCCGCGACCGGCCAAGCTGGGGAAGCTGACGAGGCCAAGCTCACCGATCCCGACGCCGACCATGAGTCGGAGCTCGACCGCATCCTGGTCGAGGAGATCGCGGGCCTGCGTGAGGCGGAGGAGCGGATCGAGCGCGAGGCGGAGCAGGAGCTGCGCCTGGTCCTCGAAGCCCTTGGGACCAACAACCTCCAGAAGAAGGTCGACCAGCTCGACGGCGCCAGGAGCGCTGACGATGTCGACCAGGCGCGGGAGGAAGCGCACCGACAGGCCGGCGCCCGACAGGCGGCAGCCGCGGAGCGCGTGGCCCTGAACGGTGGTCGCTCAGCGATCTGGAACCACATGTCGCGTGACCGCAAGGCCATCGGCTACATACGACTTTCGCGTACCGGAACCCCGTGTGGGTGGTGCGCGATGCTCATCTCTCGTGGGCCTGTCTACCGCTCGGTGAAGTCGGCTGAGTTCGCCGACGGGGACAAGTACCACGACAACTGCCACTGCTACGCGGAGCCCGTGTTCTCGCAGGAGCAGTACAACGGCTCGTCCACCTACGAGCTGAATCGCCGGTACGAGGAGCTGTGGCCCAAGGTCACACGCGGCCTGTCCGGCAAGGCGGCTGTGTCCGCCTGGCGCCGGTTCATCCGGCAAGAACAGCAGGCCGCAGCCCAGGAGGCTCGGCGATCCACAACGAGCGTCCAGGAGGCGTGACAGTGCCCGAGCAGGAAACCCCCAGCACCGAAGAGACCACCGTCGAGGAGACCGTCGAGACGCCCCCGGAGGGCGAGACCCCCAAGGGCGACGAGACACCCGCGACGGAGGAGAAGCCCACCGAGGAGGTTCCGTCCGATGTGCTTCGCAAGAAGCTGACGGACGCCAACGCCGAGGCGGCGAACTACCGCACCAAGCTCCGTGAGACGGAGGCCAAGCTCAGCTCGGCCAAGACCGTCGAGGAGTTCGAGGCGGCGACCGCCGAACTCAAGGGCCAGATCGAATCGCTGGAGCGGTCCATCCTGCTCAACAACGTGGCCGCCAAGTACGAGCTTCCGCCCGTCCTCGCCAAGCGCCTCTCGGGCGCCACCGAGGCCGAGCTGGAGGCCGACGCGAAGGAGCTCCAGAAGCTCGTCGCACCTGAGCAGCCGCAGTCCCTGTCCGGGGGCCTGACCCCTGAGACGGACGGGGACGACTTCGACCCGGTCAAGGCCGCGCAGGAAGCGCGCCGTAGCCGTCGCTACTGACCACCCCCTGGCAAGTGTGCAAGTTGCGCACGCCGAACCTCTCCTCCCCTACCGAACGGAGCAAGTAACCCGTGGCTGAACACATCGTCGTCAAGCCCGAGAAGATCGCCGCGACCGCGGCGGTCGCCCTTGAGCAGTCCCTCGTCGTGCCTGCGCTCTTCCAGCGCGAGGGCATCGACCAGTACAAGGGTGCCAAGAACGACACCATCAACGTCCGCGTCGAGGGCGTCCTGCCCTTCCGGTCGTACGGCTTCCGCAACGCGCGGTCCGCTCCGATCACCTTCGACGAGTACTCCGAGAAGACCGTCGCTGTCACCTTCGGCGGCGACATCTACTCGGCCGTCAAGCTGACCGACGAGCAGCGCGACTTCGACCTGGCCGGCTGGGCCAAGCTCATGGCCAAGCAGACCGAGGCCATCGGCCGCGGCCTGGAGCGCCAGGCTGTCGACGCCCTGCTCGACGAGAGCTACTCCGTCGTCCTGGGTGGCGCCAAGTCCGGCCGTGACCTGCGGGCCACGCTGATCCGTGCGCGTGACGTGCTGAACAAGTTCCGCGTCCCGCTGGAGGGCCGTGTCCTGGTCGTCGGTTCCGGCTGGGAGCTCGCACTCCTGACGGACGACAAGCTGAACCTCGCCGGTAACGTCGGCGAGCAGGAGGCGGTCTCCGCTCTGCGTGAGGCTTCGATCGGCCGGCGCTTCGGCTTCGACATCATCGTCTCGCAGGAGGTCCCCGCGGACGCCGCGTTCGCGATGCACCGCTCGGCGTTCATCTTCGCGACCGGCGCCCCGTCTGTCCCGTCCTCGGTGACTGGTGGCTCTGCCGCTCACAACGGTGTGGCCCTGCGCTGGATCCAGGACTACGACGCGAACTACCTGACCGACCGCTCGGTGGTCAACACCTACAAGGGCTTCCGCTCCGTCAAGGACGAGCTCCTGGGTGTGGACTCCGGCACGAACCAGGCGTTCGTCTCGCAGTTCGAGCACTTCGTCCGCGCGATCAAGCTCGACCTCGACGCGACCGACGACGTGCTGCCCGACCCGGACGGCCCGGACGCTGCGCAGCAGGAGCTGGCCGCCATCACTGGTGTCGCCGGTACCGCTGACGGCGCTGGCGTCTGATCCATCGGCTGAGTGGGGCGGGGTGTGCAAGTTGCGCATCCCGCCCCTCCCCGTGAGTGAAGGAGAACCACCTTGGCGGACTTCGCCACACTCGATGAGCTGAAGGCCCGTCTCGACTGGACGCTCGACACTGACGAGGAGCGCATCGCGACCTCGGCCCTGGAGGACGCCTCCGACCTGGCCACCTTCCATGCCGGCCGTGACTGGCCGGAGGGCACCGCCCCTCGCCTGGTACGGACCCTGGTCCTGAAGGCGTGCAAGCGGTACATGACCAACCCCTC